TAGTCTCTATAATATGAGACTTCTGATCGGCACGACTCGAACGTGCATACAACAGAGAACTGATTACACTAATTTAATAGTGTTTCTTAGCTTTACATATACTACAATCTGTTCGCTAACCAGTTTGCGTACGACCAGCTAAAGCTCCTATCAAGATTTGAACTTGAATTGTTGGATTGCCTTCGTTAAAGTCAAAGTCCAAAGTGATAACCGGATTACACCATAAGAGCTTTTGGTTGAAGAGGAGTTTACACCCCCACTTCATCAATATTAGAAGTCTCCTCTTTAAGCCCATTTACGTATTTAAAATGAAATAATATTAGTGAAAATAATCCGGCAGAAATATTTGTGATTGTCATAGGAATAATATCATAATGTACGGAATATACCAGAGCCAATATACTTGCAAGAAGATTTAGGTTTAAAAATGTATAATCTATGGCATTTGCATCCCTATACTTATATACATGTCTAATCTCAGGCACAAACATGAGACATATTAGAATTGAGCTTACGAGACCACATACGTCTATGACGTTCATTCTTGTGTTATAATATTTTCTAACTCTTAAGTAGGTATGATTTGGGTCATCTTGATTCTTCTCTTAGTAGCCATTCTTTTGGGAACTATCAGAGCAACACGAAAAGAAGGCTATGATTACAAGTGTTTTTTACTCACTCTTCCCACAGAAGAATTAAGACGAAAAAGATTTATGAAATATCATAATCCAAGCATTCCAATAGAAGTTATTTATGGACCGGATACAAGGGATGTAAAAACTGCGCGAAAGTTCGAAAATCATATCGAACCAGAGTATTTTGAAAAAGCAATAGAAATGCATTATAATAAAGATGTAAAGAGACCGGATATAACCTATTTCAATCTTGGTGCTATTGGTTGTTTTATGGGTCATATGGATTTTTATGATAGGTGTTTCGATCAAGGTCTTAGGTATGCGGTTATATTTGAAGATAATGTAATTGTAACATCAAATAAACTCTATGATGAGATACAGACAATTATCGATGAGAGAGGTGAAGAGTTTGAAATGTGTTTTTTTCATTGTCTCTCGAGACTTCCAGATAGACAAGATGGAAAGCTTGAAAAGGTAAAATGGATTTCAAGCACTAAATGTTATTTAATTAACGTTCAAAATATGAAAAGGTACACAAAGTACTTTTTACCTATGGATAATCACGTTGATATGAAACATGAAGACCTCATAGATAAAGGTGCGAGAATCTATTATAAAGATATGCGTAAATACATGAAAATTGATCGTACTCATAATAGTACAATTGGGCATAGTGATCACGGTCGTCCAGAATACTTCTCAAGAACTAATCCTTCTGCAAGACGCGCCGACCTTAAATATGGATATTAAGACCACGGAATATGATGGGGATTCCAACGAAGACTTTGTCTTAAAAATAGAATAAAACTATTAAACTCATCCGTGGAGTGTATTGAATTCAACATTTTCTCCACATATGAATTATATGCTGTATGCTTTCCCGAATGAATGAGACGATCTGTTCGCACACGAAGAGTGTATTTCCCCAATCTCGTGGGTAACATTATAAGATTGTTACTCGCATTCAAGTCATATTTTTCCCTACGAATAACTGGGTGATTTTTGAACTCTCTGGGTATCACGTGATGATCCTCTATGAGACCTTTTCCATGAAGTCCCCATCGGATTTTAAACATCCTACGCGCCGCCGAACCATATCTCATACCTAATATATTAGGGAGAATTAACTTTTACATATGGGACACATATCTAAAAGGTAAATTGCTCCTACTGGGTGTCGATCCCAGATTTCCGCGTGCCTTTACGGGTGGAGACCCCGCCTAAATATACATTTTGTATAAGCACGACACACTAACCGCTGTGTTATAGGAGCTCACAGTTCATATTCTGTAACTGTAAAACGACCTTTCTGTTTTGTCGTTGGAACCACAAAGAGTTGGGTTATCTTTTCTTTACCACGTGTTGTACCTTTAAGTTGTTTTGAATGCTTATCAATGGTTGCTTCCGATCTAAATAGAACATTTGCTGTATAATATTCAATTCCATCCTCCATAATGACCATAACTTGGTCTGGTGGTGATATTTGAGCTCCTACAAACTTGGGATCGTTGTAAATCGCCCGAAACATTCAACCTACATTATGCGGAGATAATCCTTGAATGGCATGACATTTGTCGCACCCTTGATGAAATCTCTGTGGTCTTGTGCATATTTAAATGCTTCTTTTGCCATACGCTCTGCGAGAATACTATCATACACACACGGTTCAACATCGCGGATGAGATACCCAGGTGTAATTATTTTTGGTCTCACAGATAGACTTGTTACGAGTGGATGATAATCACACATTTCAGAAATAATAACAACTGCATATCCTCTATTTGCGTAACTATATTCAATCGAACTCAACGGATCACCTCGTGTACTTGGTGTCACAATATTTGTAACTTTTGAGTTTCTTGCGAGACCTGCGTACGTTGCCAATTTATCATTACGTCTCCCCGGAACTTCAAGAAATACAATTGAGTTTGTTGAAGTTGCTTCAATGAACGCACAGTCGATGTATCTCGCAAGTTCTTGTACAGCTGTCTGAAATCCGACAGATTCCAAGCCGGGTATATCATTGAAAATTGTCTTTGCAATACCAATGATATTTGTATCTACACGATCATCCAAAGCGAGATCTCTCGCAGATTTCATAGACTCATTACCACAAATACAATAGAGACGATCAAAAGTTCTGAGATTTTTCGCAGCCTTGTCGATATCCACAAAGTCATATGAAGTTTTCAAAAGTGTTCCAGGACCTTCCTCGATATGTTGTTGATCAAAATAACTCTTAACATTCTGATTGATACCTCTAAATCCATCACTGAATCCATGTACATGATTACCTTGGTTCTTTTCACGAAGGGTGATTGATCGGATTAATGTATTCGCACCAGGGCATACTCCTCCAGCGGTGAGAATTCCAATATTCATTTATAATAGATGCTCGTGTTACTTTTAATTGCCTTTCTACTCGTCGTCCTACTTCTGACTACAGTAGAAACATACGTTCCAAGTGACTTTCAATCAACATTAAAAAACGACGGATTTGTCTTAATGAACAGACCAACAAAACAGGAAGTTCTTAATCAACTTCCAGAAGGCTATGAATTTATGAACTACAAATATTCAATTGATGGCTGCACTCTCTCTACATTTCACAGAGATGTGACATCAAGTCAATACGTTTTCAAAACAAAACATCCGGTATACACATTTATAACATATGAATACGACGGAACTACACTGTCTCTGTGCCCAGGGAGTCACAAGACAACTCCCTTTCTTCTATCAAGACCAATTACTGTAAATTCAAACTCAGTTCTTTTTAACTGTGATGTCGTACACGCAGGTTCTCTCAATTTGGAAAAGAAACCAAGAAAGGCTGTTCAATATAAAATTGCACATCGAGATGATATACAAAAATTGAAACATCTTGAGGGTATAGACAAAGTAAAACAAACTAATTGTGAGAAGAGAAGACTTGATGTATTATACAGAAAGTTATCTCTCATTTTTTCATATATTATTAACCATCAAATGACCCCTCATTTACAGAATAGGGAAAGTAATCTTTTATGTAAACTCATTGGCGAAGAAAGATGTTTCTATAATGTATAGAATGGGTGTAGAAATTGTCACATATGCCAACAAGTCTCAGGGTATGTTTGAAGAACTCATCAATAATGAGTTTGGCGTACCGGTGACCGTATTAGGTTGGGGAACCAAATGGAATGGTTTTAACGATAAGTACAAGGGAATGTCCAAATATCTTGAAACTAAAGAGGATGAAGATATTGTAATCTTTCTCGACGGATTTGATACAAAAATTAATAAAAATCCACAAGATGTTGTAGAACTTTTTAAGGAGAGTGATTGCAAAGTTTTAGTTTCACGAGACTCTGAAATTTTTGGTAAAACACCCACACAAATAGTTTTTGGAAAGTGCGGTAAAACGTCAACTGCTAATTCCGGTCTTTATATGGGATATGTTAAATATTTGAAAATTGTCATAAATGAAGCGCTTACGCTAAAGTGTGAAGATGATCAAACAAATATTAATACAGTTTGTCAAAAGTCTGAGTTTGTAAAGGTTGATGAAGAGGAGAAGATTTTCAAAAACTTTGGACCCCTAGATAAGAAACATGAGACGGATGCCATATTTGTGTCATACCCGGGATTACCCGGGGTTCATAGATATTCTAGAGCTGTAGTTGAGTACACACAATTCTTGTATATATATGTATTGTGTCTACTTGTTTTGGGTCTAGCTTTCTTTCCACAGAGACAGAAAGTTTTGTTACCTACATTGGTTCTATTTACAAGTTTCTATGCTTTTGTGGCAGACAAATCATGCACTTTCCATTCTCGCTAAATCATCTATATCACCGTCTCGACTTTTACGTCTAATCGCAGCCAAAGCCCCTAACCACTTTGTCACAGCTCGCGTCGATGCGATTTGTGAGGATGTTTCGTCACATATAATAATACTAAGTCCATTACATACATCTGGTTTGTTCTCTTTGTCTGGAAATTCTATATTGAAAGCCTGGATGGATATTGATGGTATATCCGGGGCTTCGTCTAAAAGTCTATCATACTCTTCACGACACTTTTTGACAAATTCAACAACGCATGTACGATCTGCGGGATCCAGAGATAGTTCCATATCTATATTTCTATAGTACTTTGAATATTGAACACACATACTTGAGTGGGATTCCGATAGACTAAGACTTTGACTAAACTTACCTATGGAAGTGAGAATACCACCAAGTACATTGAGAAATGCAAAAAAGTATTGCACAATCATAATCTTGGCACGAGTTTCATCGGACACGCCACTATTTCCACTTGGATTCAAAACCGCAAAACCACCTACACCAGTTATACTCGCGATGATTATACTTGGATACGAAAGATAATCATTCTGTTTTTTGAAATGAAGACGCGCGTGATTATGAAGCCATCGATATCCCGCGGCTCTTTCTGCCCACGATTTTAGAAGCTTCTCCTGCTTCTCACACCATGGGTGAGTTTCCACGTGAGCTTCCATTATTTTACGCGAGCATTTTTAATCTTAGTCGCCTCTTGATAAGCGAGACTATCAACAAGTTCATTTTGTGGATGTCCATTATGCGCCTTGACCCATTTCCATTCAACGGTTGTCATCCTCTGCGCAAGAGTATCAATTTCAATCCACAACTCTTTATTCTTTACAGATGTACCTGAAGCTGTTTTCCACCCGTTCCTTTTCCAATTTTTTATCCACGAAGATATTCCATTCTTGACATAGTTACTATCAGTAAATAGTCTTATCTCAAGAATGCCTTTATCGAGACACTCTTCTAGTGCTCTTACAACTGCCGTCATTTCCATAATGTTATTTGTTGTTTTGTCCTGTCCACCATACAATTGTTTTCCCGATACAAGAGCAGCCCAACCACCAGCTCCTGGATTTCCCAAACAACTTCCATCCGTGTATACGTCTTGCATTCTTATTTACTAGGGGAGAGTTATGTTTAATTTACTTCATCTTCATACCACGATTACGGCTCATCATGTAACCTACTCCAGCCATACCAATAACCAAAATGGTAAATGGTATGATGAAACCAAGTTTTTGTTGGGTAGTCGTCTGCTTATCGTCTTCCATTGTTTATTATAATACTAGATTTAAAAATTGGGTGATATCCATTTTTTTAAATTTAATTTTTTATACTCGCGAATTCAATATGCCATAATCAACAACTTAGTTGGAGAAGGCGAGACCACCCATACCGGATTGGATGCGGAGAACGTTGTAGTTGACCGCGAACATGTGCATGGTGGTGGACGCAACACCCGATGGGAGAGTGACCGCGACTTGCGCGTTGTCGATGCGGGAGAAGTTGCAGGTACCTGTTGGTTGGTGCTCTTCTGGCTTCAACGCGAAGGAATAGCTGTACACACCTGGGTATGGGCAGCCAGAGTGGTGGTTGTACGCTTGAACTTGGTTGAAGTACTTACCCTTTTGTTCCTTGAATCGGTCTTGACCGTTGAGGACAAGCTTGAAGTTGCTCAATGGACCAACAGCTTCTTCGGTGAAGTCGCTGAGGGAACCGGCTTCGCCGCACACGACAAGTGGGACACCGGTCGCTTGGGTGACTGGCACGAAGCAGTTACCAGAGACTTGAGCGAACGCATTGGACTCAAGAACGATAGCGGTCGCACCTGGAGCGGTGGTGAAGTTCCACAAAGAGGTGGCAACGTTACCGGACGCTGGGTCGTTGAAGCACCAGACAAGCTCCTTAACTGGGTGGTTGTAGGAGAGACGCTTGTTGGAGGTGGAACCGGCGGTGACGGTGTCGGAGCCAGTGTGTTGCACTTGCTCGATGAGGTATTCGTGACCCTTTTGCGCGAAGCGACGACGCTCTTCGGTGTCCAAGTACACGTAGTTCGCCCACACCTTGAAGACAGTGGCATCAAGGTAGGTGGTGAAAGTGGAGGTCAAATCGAAGTCGATGCGGACTTCGTGGTATTGGAGCGCAATCAATGGCAAGTACAAACCTGGGTTGCGGTTGAAGAAGAAGACGAGTGGCAAGTACACAGTGTTACCTGTGATCGCGGTGGTCATCTTAGCCCAGTTAGCCTTCTTAGATTCATCCAAGTAAAGCTCTGAGTACAAACGCCACCAGCGTTGGTAATGCTTGTCGATGCGTTGACCACCGATGGACAATTCCGCGGAGGCAATCGCACGTTCAGCGACCCAGTTACAGTCATCACCGGCAGATGACTTAGTGTTAGCCGCAGCGGACTTAAGTTCGACGTACATGTCGCCGACCAAGTCACCGTTACGGGCAATGGTCACGGACACGCGGCCTGAGTTGGCGGCGGTACCGTTAACAGTTTGTTCGATGTTTTCCATCGCGAAGTTAGTGTGTCGCTTGTACACAGCTTGGAAGAAGGTAACCTTTGGGTTACCGGTCAAGTAGACGTCTTGGGCGCCATAGGCGACGAGTTGCATGAGACCACCGGCCATTGTGAGAGTTTTGTACTATATACTGAGATTTTTTTTTGGCTAAAATCGCATCAGTGCGAAATTTTCAAAATGAATTTTTCTCAGTTTAAACTAAATGTCGACTCGCCCTGAAGAAGTCGAAGAAGTTGAAGAAGTTGAAGAAGGTGAAATCGTTTCAGATGAAGAAGAAGAACTTATGATGACCGAAGATGAAGAAGAGGATGGCGATTTTTTCGAAGAGGATGAAGAAGAAGAGGAAGGTATAGATATCGCAAATCTTATGACTTCCCTATTGGCTACTCCAGACGGAGATACCGTTTGCTCAGCCCTTGTTAATCTTTGTTACCAATTGGAGACACAAAATAAGATACTCATAAAGATGCTTGCCAAAATGCAACCCCCAAAATCGGCTTAGAAAGAAAACTCGTCTATACATAAATCATAGAATGGAACACACCCATTTCATTGATAAGGAACCTAATAAGTATGAAGCTCTCACGGAACTTCAGAAACAGCACATCCAATCAATGAAAGAAGAAGAGGTACTTAATATAATCGAAAAGTTCGAATACGCGTGGTCTCTAAAGTCGAATGATTTTAGAAATGTTCGAGAATTGGGATATCGACAATTTGTACATCCCGAAAATTTTGATGAATTGGGAAATCCAATTCCAAGTAGGATTGATCTCATTTCCATTAAAGGTAATCGCGATAGACAGAGTACATTTCTCACAAACTTGAAGAATCACGTTAGAGATCTTAAAATACACAAAAAAGAGTATAACGATGATGGTATTACAAATGTCACGCGCATAAACAATATCAAAAAACAAGTAAATGATGGGTATGATAATATTCGAAGACATTACATCTCATTTGAACGAGTGGATAACCCGACCGCGCTTCCACAATTCAGTGCACTTGGTGATCCATCAACAATTGATGAGAGTGAAGTTGAAAATTCGACACCATTTCAGAAATGTCTATTATACACACTCGACCAAACATACAAAGCTGGATACAGGAGATACAAAGGGCAATGTTGTGAAGAGATTCGAACGATTGAGGGTCATAGAACTAGGGCATGGCAAACAAAGTTTTCAATTGAGCAGTATGTATATTCACTAGCACAAAAAGACGACGACTTCATCACTTGGAAAAACTTTACATCGAGAGGTTCGGTATTCAGAGATGTAATCGATAATATGTCCAAGTGTATTGACGCACAATTTCCAGAAATTACTAAGAGAAGGCACGTCTGGTCTTTCAAAAACGGCGTCTTTGTTGGTAAAGAATGGATTCCAGATCGTGGCGTCTATGATTGCTGTTTTTATCCTTATGACAGCAAAGAATTCAGATGCCTTGATCCGACTATTATTGCGTGTAAGTACTTTGATCAACAGTTTGATGACTTTGCGCACATTCAGAGGTGGCAGGATATTCCAACACCATTCTTTGACTCGGTTCTTAAGTATCAAAACTTTGAAGACGAAGTATGTAACTGGGCATATGTAATGGGTGGTCGTTTGTGTTATGACATTGGAGAACTCGATGGATGGCAAGTTATTCCATTCTTCAAGGGGATTGCTAGATCTGGTAAATCTACATTGATTACAAAAGTATTCAAGAAGTTTTATGAAAATGAAGATGTGGGTACTCTCTCTAATAACATCGAGAAGAAGTTCGGTCTCTCAGCCATCAAGGATGCATTCATGTTCATTGCTCCAGAAGTAAAAGGGGATTTAGCCCTTGAACAAGCAGAATTTCAGTCCATGGTTTCAGGAGAGGATGTTTCGGTTGCAGTGAAGAATAAGACTGCAGTTTCAATTGAATGGAATGTACCAGGCGTTCTTGGTGGTAATGAAGTTCCAAATTGGAAGGACAATTCGGGTTCGGTACTTCGTCGTATCTTACCTTGGAACTTTTCAAAACAGGTCAGAGATGCAGACCCACAACTTGATGAAAAGTTAAACGGAGAATTACCTATCATCCTTCTTAAATGTGTAAGAGCATATTTAGATTACTCTAATAAGTATCGAGACAAAGACATATGGAATGTTGTACCAGATTACTTCAAGAAGATACAGAAGCAAGTTGCAATGGTTGCGAGTACCCTTCACAACTTCCTCGAGAGTACAAACATTATCGAAGGAAAGGACTTGTTCGTGCCTCAGAAGCTCTTTGTACAGGTGTTTAATCAACATTGTCAGTCAAACAACTTGGGAAGACCGAAGTTCAATCAAGACTTCTACGCTGGTCCTTTCAGTTCGAGAGATATTGAAGTCAGAGAAGAGGTAGTGACCTACAAGGGACGTACATACCCAAAACAACCGATTATCTATGGTGTCGATGTGGTTGAGGAGAGTTTGGGCTTCACCGACGATTATTAAAAAAAATACTACACAATAGTAATATGAGCCAGCAGCTCAGAGAATTTGTTCAGCAGTCGGGGATAGAGTTAAAACCCGCGAACAGTCCAAATTCTGTTTCTACGACTGCGTCAAATAATGCTCTCGTGAGAGAGATTGAAATGGATCTTGGAATCACAAAGCAACAAACTTTTCCACCTCGTCTTGAAAGAAACTTGATGAATAACGAAAATTATGGAGAGTTTGCTCAGTTTGTTCATAATTCAAATAGTAATAATGATGATAATATAAATTACATTGTTGATGTCGCTCAACGCAGCCCACCCCCCGTATCAAAAAATATTGATTTTGTCGTGAGTAAGCTTAATCCAGGTATGTTTAATGCAACCGTAAACAAAGATTTTGACGCGGAAAGTCGTGTCGACCTTAGACAAATACTTATTAAGACACCACTTCCTAAAACACCCATTGGGGAGGGTCTTTATATAGACACAAAGGAAGTCAATGGTATTTATGGTCGTTTTATGACTGGGTTTACACATACAAGAGAATATGGAAAGCAAGGTGATCTCAACCAGAACTTTTTTACAGTTCAACTTAAAATAACAGTTTCAAATGGCTCGGAGTCTAAGGGTGCTACAGTTAACTTTTATAGAAATGGTAAAATTCGGTTTTCCGGGGGGTTCATTGGAAAAAATATTTCAAATCAACCGGAACTTATTCGACGTTTTATTGTAAATACATATTCTGAAAAACAGTCATTTTTATATAATCCATTTGAATATAATAATCTTAGTGGTCAGTTTAGAGTGAATGGTATTATCACGAATATGAGTGTACTTGCGTCAAAACAACGAATATACGGGTTTTCTTGGCTTATGTATAATCCAGAAGAGTCTCCATTTATGTACGCAACATATAATGGACATAAGTTTATTATGACAAAGACTTGTAACTTTCAAGTCTCTGGTGCGAGTAATCCATCCAATCTAATAGATGCCTATGAGGTAGGTATTGAGCTCGCGAGAATGTTATATGAAGGTGGAGACATAACATTGACAACACCAATTCCAAACAGACTTACAAAGACACAACCTAAAAAAAAGAAAACAGTTTCTAAAAAATTGAAACCTTTGACTAAAACACAACGTGCCGCGTTAAAGATTGATAGTAAACAGTGTATGCGAATGGCAAAACCCGAGCTCGTGGATCTCGCCAAGAAGTTGGGTGTTGTTGGCATTACCGCGTCAACAAAGAAGGACGCTATTTGTGACAAGATTAAAAAGATTTCAAATGTGAAAACAGCAACGTTTAAGAATACAGATAAAAATAAGAATGTTGCACTTACAGGTACTGGTAATTCTTTCAAAGTTGGTAGGTCCGCGTGCACAAACTATAGCAAGACTGAACTTCTTCGTGTTGCGGGTATCCTTAAAATTAAACTTGACCCCAAAGAGACAAAAGCAACTCTCTGTAAGAAGATTGAAATGGTACGCAACTCTATGCTCGCACCAAAACCAAAACCAAAAACACCCCCACCCAAACCATCTCGTAAAGATGTTAAGATACAAAAGGAGGTTGTAAAGATGCAACAAGTTATCAAAAAGAGAGGTCTCAACGAGAACTCTATTCGTAAGGACCTTATTAAACTTTATGGTAGTCGATGGATGTCACGATATAAAAATGTGATGCCCTCCCTTGAGAATGATGTGAAAGCTGTTAAGGCGAAGATTAATCGATTGCAAATAAATAAAATAAATAAACTGGGTCTTCCATTTAAGAAGAATATTAACGAACTCAAAAAAGAAATGGTTAGCAATTGGAAGAGGGAGAGAAGACAAAATTTGGAAACGAAGGTCATACGATCCCAACTTAATGTCAGTAATGTACCACGCAACTTGGTCACACAGTATAGAAACGCGGCGACAAACTTTATTATTACCCAAGGTCCAAGTATGAGACAACTAGAGAATTACAAGAAGACTTGGATAAACTTAAGGAAAAACCGATAAGTAAATATAAATATGCAATCCATCGAAAAGCAACTTGTTGCGCGTCTTGAGATTGGAAAAAATAGATACGGTCATGGAGTCATAGTTAATTCTGATACTAGGAATTGGGGAACACCTAAAAACTCCTGGATTGACATGTGTGTAGAAGAGCTTTTGGATGCAGTGATCTATATCATCGCCGATTACATTAGACAAGGTAGGGAAAGTGAAAAAATGATGTCTGATCTTGAACTGGAATACAAAGTTGATGAAAAGTTTGCATTCTGTAAAGACCCAGTGACATATTTATTAGATATACACGATGAAGATGAGAATGGTCTTATCATGTATATTGTTAACAATTATAAGAAAATTGAGAGTCCAAAACATCAAATGCTTGTATGGAACTTATTTAACATGTTACACGTGTGTTCACAATTTTAGTTGGTTCCGCAATTTGTTTAAGGTGTATAGTATGATATGAAAAGTCATACTTTGGGAAGAGTTCCTTTATAAGGTTAGATAAAACAGTAGCTTCAATTATGTGAGATAAACCCGAACACACTGAATTTCGTTCAATTTGGAGAAAACGATCCTCTAATTGCACGAACTTTTTAAGATCTTCGTTACTCATTTTTTCGCGTCGCATACGAATGTACATTTTCTTGGACATTCCGTCACTAAGATGAAAATTTTTAGATCCCCCAACTTCAAGTGAGTTGGTCTGCTTTTCAAATATAAGAGCTAGGGTCATAAGGATGAGGATTGCAAATCTCAACATATTCTTATTACTATTACATAGGAATTAATTTAGATAGGTCATTAATCTTGTGGAGAATATTGAAAAACTCATTTCTAGAAGATACATCTTGAGGTTTTACAATTTCGAATTCAATTTGATAAGAGCATTCTTCTTCTGAATCCATGTCGACATTGTCTCCAGATGAAATAGTCATATCAATACTGAGGTTCTTTCGAATGAAAGAATAACGTGTTTTAGTTCTTTTACGATCCATTTCATATTCACCCCAAGTTGGAATTTCGCGCGATACACTAAATCGTACATCCATTGGTGTTCCGGAGAAATCCTCTTTGACGACATTAATCTTTTGAATCATCTTTTGTTCACCCGTGTCTTGATTGGCGGTAATTCGGATTCCGTTTTTGTCGTTATAGAAAATGTCACACGTTGAATTTTGTACATCTTCCCAACCATTATACTTACGAAGACCTTCAAGAACTCTTTCAAAGTTCTCTTTTCCAACATTAGTATCAAAGAATGATCCATTATGTTTTCCTAAGCGCAATTCAACTTCCACATTCTCTTCTTCCTTGTGTGTTTCAAATACAGGAAGAAGCTTATCGGTGATAGACTTGATATCGTGCATGATGTTTTATCTTTACATTTTAGAAATGCGCCATTTTCTTAAGTGTTTTTTGTACATAAATTGTAATGAGAGGTTTTTTAAACCTCGGAAATACTTGCTACTTCAATACAGCAATTCAATGTCTTCTTCATATTCCTGTACTCACAAATTACTTTTTACAAGTAAACTACGAGGGTAACTGCGAATTTACAAAGATGTACTCAAAACTTATTCATTTTTACTGGATTTCGCAAGAAAAGGGGCTTGTAAATGTTAAATTACTATTGAATGAGTTTTACAAAAACTTTCCTAGGTTCAAAAATAGAGAACCTCACGATGTACAAGAAGCTATCTTATGCATAATAGATATACTTGAAAAATCCTGTCCGGTTATAAAACAATGGTTTTATGGTAAAAAGACACAAGAAACTATTTGGCCGGGTGGAAAATCAAATTCAACGGAGGATTTTGGTATGCATTTAGTGACATCAAAGGGTAATGATTTAGCTGAAATGCTCACTAAGAGTGCGGATTGGAATGTTATTGAAAAATTCGAGGATACGGAGGGTAAAGTTCATAATATTGCGACAACCCGAATGTTATTCTCGAAACTTCCACAAGTTCTTATGATTTCATTTGATAAAAAAAGTCATATAAATGTTATAGAGCAAATATTAATAGATAAGTATGAGTATAATCTAATTGCGAGTGCGGTACATATAGGTGTACAAGTTGATGGACATTATGTGAGTTTTGTAAAACATGGTAATACGTGGTATTATATAAACGACGATTTCGTAAGCGAAGCTACTTTGCCTGCATCTGCGGGTCACTACGTTCTGGTCTACAATCTAAAAACTCCTTCATTTGAATGTCCTCCTTAATGTTAACGATGGTTCTATAAAAAGTTCTTCGATTGTTTGGATGTGTTTTATCTCTCCTTCTTTTTACTGGTTTCCACCACAAGGGTCCTTCTTCCCAAGTAATGTACATACACTCTACTATAGCTCCATCCTCAAACCATGGTTCATCCATACGACTGAGTGGAAACTCGCTTTCAAAAAACAACTTTCCCTTTTCTTGAACGTAAAGTTTCCAAACTGGAACTCCGGGTTTGCCCACACCCTCAAAACTCGTACCCCTCTTCATATGGAAATCAACTGTATTCTTTTCCCTAGGTTTCCATTTGAACATTGTCTCATGTGTACCAATACGCACCGGTTCATTTACAGGTGTAAATACTAAACCATCCACATTCTGTTCAACTTTTGGTAAATATTCATACATAAATTGATCATAATCTCTCATAGAATGAAATGTTTTCATTTTGAGTCGATGCTTATCAAACTTCATATAAATAACAGACTTCATCATTTTTTCAGCTTCCGAGAGTCTGTGGTATAGGTTAAACTGTCCTACGGGTTGTCCATTTATGAGAAGAGCGTCATATACCATGAGCGTATTATCGTATAATTCTCCATCAAGAATTGTACCTTCGTATGCTTTTTTATTAAAATTAATTTTAACTTCAAACATATCAAAAGCTCTATTCACAAATAAGCATTTTGGCTTTCCCTCGAAAGTTGTAGCAACCATCATGTGTCTTTCACCATCAGTCTTTTCACATACAACATATTCTCCATTTTTAAGAATTGGAAAATGTTTGTGTTCAATTGAGATTGGTTGTGGACCGGGAAAGTAATCTTTACTCCCCCAGACACAATGGATAAAAGAAACGATGTGTTTGTAAAGTGGCGATTCTGACGTTACAAACATTTCGGTAGGCATATGTTATATTTAACTTTAAACTTTAATTGGCTTTAACTCCAGCTGCATTCAAGATGTTACTAACACATTCGTGTGAATATGTCATAGTCAACTTAGATGCTGTAAACGCATAAATCTTCACACCACATTCTTTCAATTTATCAAACATTTTTACGTGCAGACTAAAATTCCCCCTTTTATCCTTTGCATTCTTCATAACATTTTTTGAAAACATAACCCAAGATTTTGCCTCCGTGTTTATAACACTATAAATGTCCTTTGAAATTTTTTTACTCACTTCGGTATCAAAATGTAAACCCATTTGCGACGTCGGTTCAAGACATTCATCAGATCTAACTTTTTGTTTGAAAAGATCCCAATCGATACCTTCCTTTACACCTGGGAAAACAAGAACGCCAATACCTTCATGATTCTCAAAAATTTGTTTAACTGAATCTTCGTCAACGCCAATTCCAAAATCAATGAAGAATACACGATCACATCTTGGTAAACATTTTTCAATCATTTCTATTTTTTCAAATGGATCGTCGTTTACGTATAAAATCTCATTCTGAACATTTTGTTGCATACAGTTAATGTTAAGTCTGAGAATCGTATGAAGTGTTTTAACGGAACAAGACTTTGAACGAGTAGTTACAACTGTACAAATCTTCATATTACAAATATTTTGCGTCTAAGCCTTAAGCCTTTCGTTGAGGCAACCAGAAAATGGAAGATTACCGACATGACCCAACGTTGTATTGATATCTGCATAAATCTTACCATTACACTGTTGCCATCTACGACAGAATGCATAGTCCTCGGATAGATACCGTTTTGTTTCTGGGTCAATCATACAATCAAAGCATGCATGATAATCATCAAAATCACGGTTTTGATGATCATTTTTACACCATAATTCTGGAAACTTTTCCTCTAATGCCTTGAAAACATCTCTTTTGATCATCATAAATCCAGTTGGTCCGTCGAGAATGGGAATAAACCCATTTTCTACAGAAATCTTCTGCGCTCCAAAGTTAACAACAAGACTCGATGAAAGCATTGCCATATTTCGCTCATCACCACCCTTGATGGCATTTGCTGCTTGATCCCACATCACAACCTTTTTGGGATAGCATGCAACACTAATATCATGTCCCGAGCGAAGAAGACGAACAACTGATTCTGCTTCAAAATCTACATCCGCGTCAATAAACATGAAATATTCACAATCGGTTTTTTGCATGAAACGACCAACGGCTACATTTCGAGCGCGGTGAACAAGACTTTCATTTTCGGTAGTATCAAGATACAATTGAATTCCTTCTCTTACAAGTAGAATTTGAAGCTTAATTATGCTAGACATATACTTTTCTAAACAAAGCCCCCCATAGCATGGAGTTGACAAAAAAAGTTTTGGCAACATCTTTTACTATAAGAGACCTTTAACCTCTAAGTGTTTTTTTATAATAGTCTCTATTTTGTTTAATGTTGGTACAGATACGGAACATTTTTCACACACCTCCGTTTTTGTTACATTTGCACCAAGAACTATATAAATAATAGCGGAAGCTACACTATTTGGAGTTTTACTCATCAATTCAACACAATCATCCGTTGCGCTACACATCTTGTTACATCTGTACCTCTCTTCTCGAGAAATATCAAAT